GAATAATTGCCTCATAATCTTGCGTAGAAACCGCTCTACCGAACGCAGAATAGAATTTTGGAGCGGCAAACTTGATTCCTTCCGTAGATTCCGCTTCTGCCCCACCGTCAGGACGCGAAATTAGAGTAATTGTGATGCCATTAGTGATAGCATTGTTCGCATTGTCGCGGATTGTTGCAATATTCTCAAATGCATTCAGTCCATTTGCGCCAGAACCGCTAGATGTAGTGTATTGACAGGAAACTACATCACCATCTAGGAGATTTTTTCCAACAATTCCGTCACCAAACAAAATTTCAGGGCGACCATACTCAGATTCTTCTAAGAAAAAGACTTTTGAGTTGCTATCAATCTTAGTAATGTCAGTTGCTTCGAGATAACGCTCTGTAATTGTACCGCTTGTTACCTCAACACGCAGAGTTGTTGTATCTGCATTATCATTTTGCAGGATAAAACGCTGTCTTTGTGTAATATCGCGCACAAAAGTGTCTGTAAGGAACACACCTTCGTACAAAGTTGTATTATTAAACGTCGCAATACCCGTCAGACTGTCTACACTAGTCGATAAATCTACGGGAGTTGAGAAAACAAAGTTATTATTGTCCAGTCCAGTGAAGTTTAGGACCAAACCTTTCAAGATTGTAACAGTTTTTGGGTATGGAAACTGAGTTTGAATGGAAATATTAACAGGAACACTAGAAGAACGCGCAGAACGAGGTGTGTACCCCAGCATTCTTGCAAGTTTTACTACGTTTTCACGCAAAACAGCGGTCTCAAGGAAACCTTCATTGACCGTAAGGTTCGCATTGACCGCTGTATAGTAAGTATTGTACGCAAGGACATCCAAAAGCACCGTCATAGACGATCCTTCAAAGTCATAATCCGAGAATTGTGACTGAGATTTTAGGTAATTTTTGATTTGTGCCTTGATTTGGTTAAATTCTAAGGCGTTTACCTGATTAAATGCCATTACGGTCTGAATGCAAGTTCTAAATTATCAATCTTTGGTGGGATTCCAAGTATTGTATAGGTTATCCTGACCTGCAAATCATTAATGTCTTCGTCAAAAAGCGCTTCAACTTCATTTACTTCCACTCTTGGTTCGTAAACGTTGATAACTTCTTCAATAGTTTCTTCAATATCAGCAACTAGGTCTGGAGTGTTGTTCTCAAATAACAACCCAATGATGTTTCCACCAAATCCAGGGTTAAATGGTTTCTCATAAAAATTGTAAAGGACGATGTTTTTTACGGAAGCTTTAATAGCTGCCTCATTTCTCAATGTCAAAACATCGTCCGTTACGGCATTCTTTTCAAATGTTAGACTAAAGTCCTGGAAAGACTTTGATATGAGAGCCATCTCTAAGAGGTTAACCTGATATATTTATCAGGTTTTTGTAACCTCCGTTTACTTACCGCAGAATCCGTCTGCCCACTCTTCCTGATTATCGAAGATTTCGCCCTCTTTGACATCCTTGAGCTTCTTTGCTTTCCGCAAATAACGCTCACTATCGATTTCCGTAATGAGTGTCATCCCAGACTTCTTAAAGTCTTCTCCTTTGTCCACTCTCTTGTCCATTAGCGTCCTTGCCCCCGATAGCGTTTCTTTTTAGCATTACGACTAGTTGCAGACAACTTGGTGTGCTGCCCAGAACCCTGTCGAGTCTTCTTGGGTCTTGCTTCTACGTAGCTGCCAGTACCGAAACCGCCTGCTTTGGTTTTTGCCATAATTAACCTGCAAATACATTTGATGAACCTTGTGCGACAGAGGTACAACCGCTGATCGCATCACCTATTCTACCACAACCTTTGCCATTGACAAACACTGTTGTAGATCCCGTAGCAATCGGTGCCGAGTGTGATGGGCAGGGACTACCAGGGAGCAGGTGAGGTGTGTTGTTGTCTCCCTGCCTAGAAACAGGAATACCGTTTACAAACACATTTGTACTACCTTGTGCCCTAGTGGGTGTAGAACAATGACTAGTGTCATTATCACCAATTCTAGTTACAGCAGGCATTACTTTCTCTCCCTCTTCATAAGTTGTTGTAAATACTCCCCATACTTACTCATCTCTACATGATCATTGATTGAATGTGGAGACGGTGGTGGGGATGGATTAAATTTAATTAGATGATCAAACTCATCTGGAATATCAGCAACCCTATCATAGGTTGTAATATACTCTCCATCCTTAATGACGAACTCGCCATTAAGCGCCATAAATCCATTTGCCAGGATTCCATCCATACCGATTATCACTTGGTTTATCGTAGAAGTAACTCTGATCTATATAGAACCTTGCCAACGAACCATACTCACCAGGACTAAACGGTGGGAAGTGTCCATTGCCAAAATGCTGCTTAATAATCAGTGTATCAGTATTCACTGTAGTAGGCAACGGTGCTGTACATGTCCAGTCAACCTCTACAGTATACGTTACAGTAACATATACCCTACTGTCTGGGTAGAACCTGTAGATGGCGTTGTAAGGCATCTCAGGCTTCGTATCTGCGTCTGTAGTGGGCGTAAACGGTTGATCAGGTAGTTTGTCACAGTTTGACCCTGTATCGCTGTTACCGCCCTTCTGAGTGACTGGTGTGGTGCTTATAGCATCACTAGGGTCACCCGTTAGATATCGATAGTCATACTGATTGAATACGTGATGATGCTTCAGATATGAAGGTTCAGTGATACCTGCATCAGTCGCTGTAGCATCAATCGCCCATTGGTTAGGACTGTCCCAGCAATCTGCTGCAGTCCCTAGAATCGCACTGATGTCACTAGTTATTCTATATGCTACAATAACAGGTGGTGAAGTTGCAGGAGCACCACCTACAGTTCCATCACAAAGACCAGTAAGGTTTGCTTGTACTCTGAACCCAGTAAAGTTTGTCTGTGGGAATAGATCATCACGCTGGTCTGTCTGAGCAACTACGATAGTTTCCCATTGGGCATTCGTCGTCGTACCTCCAGTAGTGATTATGGAAGCTGGACTTGGGTTTGGGGTAAATAACGGACCAGGCATTCCCCCACCAGTTTGACCTACGCCAAACTTAGAACTAGTCCATGTTAATGTTACAGCCATCTCAGAGACCTACGCGGGAATCGCGGTTTTTTTACTCTAAGGTATTTAACCGTTCTTCGTGGTCTACAACCACATCCACCAGTTTTTCATATTCCTCAGAGCCTGGACGCCGCATGAGCAACTTACTCTCATTAACACGTTTTTCAAGCGCCTCTAATCTGGCACTAAGCAACTGAACCTGCTGCCTTAATAATTGGTTCTCTTCCAACGAATTGCTCCTCTAAGTTATAATTCATCACCCAGTTCTCGGTGACAACATAGTATCCACTAATTGACTTGCCATCACACTGGAAGCCGTAACTTCTCACCTTCTCACAAATACCGTCAATACAAAATGTCTTATCACTGTGAAGATATGAGTGATAGCGTTCGTCCAGATTGATCATAAGCAAACTGCCCCTACGAGTGACGGTGGAAGGTCTGTAAGGTATATTATATCTCGATCTACTGGTTTATGCAAATTGTTTGCGATTCCTTCATGTTTCCATTTGCACCATGCCTCCTTCGCCGTCCAAGTGTGGTAGAAGGTATCCATGTCATCTGTAAACTTGTCAAACTCAAAATACCTACGAGAAATTTTTTCAAACTGCCGTTCTCGCTTTGTCTCGATGTCTATCCCAATACGTCTGGAAGATACCGCAACTGCGAGGAACTCGCCAGTGTCGGAGGTATTCCAATAGACATGGGCGGGCACACGGCAGTCTAGTTTACCCTCCAAGTAATCTGCAATGCAGGCTCGGACAATCTTCTCTTTACTCTTATGGGGCGATTCAAAAAGGTATACGAGAAATTTTGACCCCAAAAAAATTTCTGAAATAGGGATCCTAAGTTTTTCGACGAAACTGGTCATGGTTGGTTCGGACGCGAATGCAAGACTTTATAGATTAGCTCAATGGGTCCCCTTTTAACGGGCTACGCCCGCCGCCCCCGAAGGGGCGGGGCACTGCCTGGGGTCAGGCGTACTGCTTGGCGAGTTGCTGTCGGCAGACGGAGGGATGCTTCAGGGTGCTGCCGTATTGGAACTCGGAGACGGGGCAAAGGTGGCGACCATCAGCAGGAGCACCACGGCGACCCTCGCGGGCGGCAACCTCTACAGCGGATGACCCTTCGGATGGTCCGAACAGGGTTGCCATGATGGCGTCGATGTTGTCATCCTGAGGGGAACGCTCAACCCAGACGCGGGAGCGATCAGAGAGACGGGAAGCAGAAACGAACATGAAACGGATGCGGTGTGTGCTTACTGTGTATGATATCAGATGCTGCCGTCCTTGGCAACGTTCACCCAGCGGTAGGGTTTCGCCTTGGGGTTGTTGGGGATTGCCCAGACGGTCATATCCTCTCCCCAGATGGCACACAGTTTGTAGGCGTGGGACAGGTTGATCGCCCAGTCGCAACCGTGCTCATCGAAGTTGCCGAAGGCGGTGGGTTGGACAGCGTAGGAGTGAGTCGTCATTGGTTGGTTGCGTATGAACTAATTATAGACGCTGGGGCGATCAGTGGCGATCGCTAATGTTCCAGTAGCCCCACTGTCCACGGAGGTCTTCATCAGACATGGAGCGGCGCAGTTCACGCTCACGCTTCTCCTGCTCCATCACCTGCAAGGCGATCTTGGTGAGTTCGGGGGATGAAGCGTAGATGCCGTTGCTGTCGAATTTCATGGGTTGTTTGCTGTTGTTGCTATTATAGGCACAGGGGGAGACGGATCGCCTCCCTCGGTGGACAGTTGCTCAGGCGAACTCTTTGAAGGTGTACCCGTTCACGAAGTCATGAATCACCTTGTTGTCGCGAACATACCAGGCGAAGTCCTTCTGAAAGATGCCGTCGGTGTAGGCGCAGCAGAACTCATCGATGATGGCGTTGAGTCTGCTCTTGGTGGTGACGCTCTGCCATCCACCGTCAAAGACCTGCACGAAGTCGTCACCGATCTTGGCGATCAAGTTGCCATGCAAGCGAACCTCAGAGATGCCGTCTTCGGTGCGGACCTCGGTGTTCTTCAGTCTCCAGTCCTTGTTTGCCTTGATGGCGGCGTTCATGAGTGCTTCGATCTTACGCATGTGGTTTTGTGGTTTGTTTGGTATGTACCTAGTATAAGGGGGACGGTGCCCCCTGTCGCTAGTTAGTGTGCAGTTCGCTGACCGTCACATTGAGTGCTGCCTCTGCTTCCTGGCACTTGTCGATCAGTTCCATCAGTTCGCGGGTCTGCTCTCGGAACTGCTCCAGGTCGTAGATCTCGCCTGGCATGTCGTGAATCTCTTCCCACATAATTCGGTCCTCTTGAAGTGCGATGGTACAGGGGTCTGGCATGGTGCTATCCTATCATGCCTCCCAGTCGAGGGGTGCACCATATTCACCGATGACATCACCGAGCATAGAACGGACGCAGGCATAGGAACCGCTTTCCTGATACATGCTGAAACACAGGTCCCAGGCACGGTCCAGGTCGTCGGTGTGCTCAGTCTCGCCAAGGGCGGGGCAGGTGATCTCGAAACGCATTGTCTCCTTTGTTTGGTATGCACCTATTATAGGCACAGGATCGGACGGTTTAGGGTCAGGAGTGGACACTGTGCCGATTGTCCCTAGAGACCCAGGAAGGCGACCAGGAACGACACGGTGTTGGTTGCTGCCTTGCTGGGTTGCTTGGGTTTGCTCTTGGGTGGTTTGGGCGAGCGCTTGGGCTGGGGCATATCATGCCCATAGGTGATGGGTGCCATGCTGCTATTATAGGTGGACAGTCAAGCGACTGGAGCGAAGCGGCTGAATCCTAATTGTTAATTAAGGGTCAAAGTTCCTCTAGGAATTCTTCCATCTCAGCGGCATCAATGTTCACGTCATTGTATGCAACTCCGTCGCCTGTCTCCGTGATACCATGGAGCATCAGCAGGTCGATGCAGTTCTGCCATGAATAGGCACGGCGTGCGATGTGGTAGAGTCCTTCATCGTTGCCCAACCAGAGGGATGCATTCCAGGTCTCATAGTTTGCCCATCCGTTGTAGGTGTCTTTTTCGGGCACGGTCCAGGTTGCAGTCATGTGGTTGTGTGTTGTGTTGATGTCTTTATTATATACGGGGGGGATGCCCCGTCTACATGTACTGTGCCACCTGTTGGGGTGTCACAGTGGGAACGATGGTCACCGTCAGGCGGGTCCACAGTCCTGCAGGAAGACCACGCAGCGCCTCCACACATTGATTCACGACACGCTCATGCTGACGGTCGCGACCCTTGCGGGTCTTGCACTTGGGGCGCTCGGCATAGAGGACGCTCTCGGAACCGTCACACGAGGTGATCTGGATCTCGTAACGTTGCTTGTCCATGTTGCCTGGGGTTGAACTTGATCATATATTTGCACCGATCGCCGCCCAATGCAATACCCCCTGTGCCACTAGTCAAACTGTCACACAGGGGGTTGCAATATTCAATTGTGGGGTTTAGGTTTTACTCATCAATCCAAAGAACTACTTCGTAACACAAACCCTCTGTCACGTAGTAGTCACTTAGTTGATCAAATCCTGGATAGAAGTTAACAAGATCTAAGTCGATCAGATGTTGACACAAATCCACGGAATCTTCACCGCTAAGTCCACTCGGAGAGTAGAAATCTTCGAGCAGTTGTTGATAGCGACCTCGGATGCTTGGGTGATGCTCACTCATAGTAATCATCATCCTCTACAGTATCGAGGTCAAATTTGACCCTGGACTTATTACTCAATTTCTGAAGATATCCGCTTGATGCGAGATCTTCATATTCTGCTAGTTGTTTCTTCTTCTGAGAAAAACTAGATTTCTTTTTAGTACCGCGATAATCCCAACTCTTGCCCATTGTACTCTAATTGAAAATAAACGTCCAATTACAATTAATTTATCAAACTTGAGTAATTTGTACGAGATCGCCAGATTTTAGCGAATCGTTATAAAAACGCCCAAGTGACAAACTTTCTGGGGATTTCACAAAAGCTGTGAGTTTATCAGTCAATTGCTTATTTGCAGGTTTCCACTCGTATTCATAAGTTTTCTCGTTACCTGAGAAATTAATGAATACCTTGGACCCCTGCACAACAATTTTATCGATTGCGCTACTTAGAGCAGCAACATCGAAATCGAACTTTTTCGCTGGCATTGGTCTTTCTTGACTACTCTCTAAGAATACTCTGAAATCGGGGAAAAGTCAACCACTCGGAGACACTTGGAGAACTGTCACAGACCCTCTTGACATCCGTTGCAATGCACGCTAAGACCCCCGAGAGTAGCCTCGGAGTTACTCTCTAGTGCACGCAAACCTATTATTTAAACCATTTCTTTTTCCACAGGTTTTCCACAGGTAATCTATCACAGTTTACCTCTACCCATGCGGAAATGGTCAAATACTAGGGCATAACGTACTGAATCTGACTGATTTTGTACTTTATGCAGCGCGGAACTAACAAAACACTGTAGTTTTCCTTCCGCTTGTACCTTTTCTTGTGTCTCTGTCTTCAGTATCGTTCCCATTGTACAAAATGGTAATTGAAACCGAATACGTTGTAGATGTTTGTTAGGATCAGGGTCATAATGCCATCCTAACTCACATCCTCCCTTCAGACGTACAAACCCTGCATACTGTATTGCACCTGCCCATTTCAACGTTTTAGTTACTCTGGGTAATGTATCAGTATTAGGTGTGTATGGTATCTTCCTATAGTATAGTGGTGCTATTGCCCACTCTGTTGTTTCATCTGCTGGTGGTGCTAGGAAGTAATCTTCTTCTAGAATCTCATGACCTTTCCCTTCATTATGGATCGTTTGATCTTGATAGTGTGAGAAGTCTTTCCATTCTAGGTTATGATTAAATCTATCCCACTCTTGTTTAAGCATGGGATAGACTTGTTCTATGGCGCTGTAGCGTTTGCTTACTTCACTCGGTTTCAGAAACATAGCGTTCAAATAGTTCCTGTATATTATCAGGGATAGAGTTGTTACCTTGTGAGACGAAGTAGTGACAGAACTCGTACAATTGTTTGCTCCTGTTGAGGGTAAAGTTGTTCTTACTTAGAGTAGTGAATACATCAGCACGTAGACGCATTCTTTCTTCACTATAACGCCAATCCATGGTCAGTTGTTCATCAGGAGTGCTTTGTTGGTCGTACCATGCAATGAATATGTTTTAGCATCGGCAAGTGCCTGTTGATCATTGCGGAAAGGACCATAGGAAAGATCAATACCATCGTAGTTCCAGTAGATACCTTTGCGTTTCTTATTCAGATGAATAGTAAGGTCGTTGTTCAATACGTTGATGATTGCTTTCATGAGAAGTCAGGGATTAGTTCTGTGTGGATAACCTTGGGGTCATGTAGTTTGATGTTGCGTTCATAATGTGCGGCATCATCGAGGGAAAAGAATGTCAACCTCTTTGTAGAGATCTTGTTGTGCTTCTTCGTCCTCTTCAAAATAACGGCATACTTCATTGTAAAACCAGTCACTTGTCGATTGGGTGGATGTCTTTCCATTCCGTAGGAAAGACGATTGGTAACGCCCCATTGTCATGTCGTAAAGTGATGTACGATTCTTGGGCGAAGGAGACGGTGTACTGTTGTCCTTCATACTCAACTCTGTCCCCCTTTGAGTAAGGTGGGAGGGTTGATGTGGTTCTTGAGTTGTCGCTCATACTCGTAGAATACTTTCCACAAATGTACTGTACAGTAACTAGTATAGTCTAGTTGTTCTGCTGTGTCAATTGCTTCTCGTATTCTTTTGAGTTGAGAATACAACAATTTAGTTTCCAAATCCATCACCTTTACTTAGGTCCCTCCTCTGTTGTAATAGATCACGATAACCTTTCTTCAGTTGTGTATACTCCTCAATAGAGTATAGTTCAGGTTGATTCAGTGCTTTTTTGATGTTCTTGATCTGTCGGTTGATCTGACCAAGTGATACAATACCAGGGTGCATACTAATCATGGGTTTGTTAGGTAGTTTCACATCAGCACATCATAGGAGAATAATCTTTACCAGCATATGCTTCAGTGTTGAAATCAGTCACTTCAGCACCATTGGCGATCAGATTGCGGATAGAATACATAGCATCGGTTTTGACAACAGTGGAGAAGGAAGTCATCTCACTGTCGGCACCAGGATGCCAGATCACACGCTTCACAAATCGCTTGCCGCCAACAGCGGGGAAGAAATCAACTTGAGTGGCGGAGGTTTGAAGTTGCATTGGTGTCCTTTGCTGATGTGTTAATTATAAGGCATGAGAGAGGTCAGGGAAGCAGTTGTGTACCACTTCCCCAACTGGTTGTCTGAGGGGAGGTCTCGCGGCAGG